AGTTTGCCGCGAGCGCCCTAACGCTACCGCAGGTTATGTTGAATGAGAAGTAGCCCAGACGATCGCGCCGGTTCATTTTTTCGCAGCGGCGCACGAGCGGCGCCGGACAAGGCGATGAGTGCGGATGCGAAGGTCATTTGGCGCAAGATTGTCGCCGGCAAGCCGGTCGATTGGTTTGATGCCGGTTCCTTGCCGTTGTTGCGGCTTTATTGCGAGGCGCTTGACGGTGCGAACCGGTTGTCGGAGGGTTTGGCGGTATTGAAGGTCGGTTCGCCGGCCTATCGCGCGGCGCTCGCGGACTGGAAGATTCAATGCGGGATTGCGTCCAATCTGTCGAAGCAGTTGCGGCTCGGCGTACAGCACGCGGTCGAGCGCCAGGCGGCGAAGGCTGGTGAGAGCGCGGGCGAGGCGCAGGCGGATGCGCTGATTGGCGGCGAGCCGGCGGCGGCGTTTCGGGTCGTGCAATGAAGCCTTTAAGAGCGGGATTAACGCCTGCCGACGGTCCCTATTGGACTAAGGATAAGGTGGATCTGCGGCAGCGCTTGGTTGCGCTACGGCTGCAATATGGTGATGCCGCGTTTAATGCGGCATTAGAGAAATTAATGATAGTTGAGATGCCGCAAGCGGATGCCGAAAGCAGCGCCGGCCGTAGTTGAAAGCCGGTCGAGCAAAATAATCCGCTTCGCGGAAAAGTACCTTGTCGTGCCCGAGGGGGCGGACGTGGGCAAGCCGGTGCGCCTGCGCGAATGGCAGCGCGACATCATCCGGCAGATTTACGACACGCCGACGCGGCAGGCGATTGTCACGCTACCGCGCAAGAACGGCAAAACCGCGCTCTGTGCGATGCTGGTGCTGAGCCACGTGATCGGGCCGGAAAGCCAAAGGAATGCGCAGGTTTTCAGCGCCGCACAGTCGCGGCAGCAGGCGGCTTTGGTGTTCGATCTGGCGGCCAAGATGATTCGCATGTCGCGAGAGTTGTCCGACCCGAACCTGATGGTCGTGCGCGATCACGCCAAAGAGCTGTTCAGCCCCTACACCGGCGTCCGTTACCGCGCTTTGGCGGCGGAGAGCGCGACGGTTATGGGCATTTCCCCCTCCATGGTCATTCACGACGAACTCGGTCAGGTGCGCGGCCCGAGATCGGAGATGTACGACGCGCTCGAAACCGCGATGGGCGCGCATCCCCGGCCGCTGTCGATCGTGATTTCGACGCAGGCACCGACATCCTCTGACCTGCTCTCGCAGCTCATCGACTACGCGAAGACAGGCGCCGACCCACGCACGAAGCTAATTTTCTTCGGCGCGGACGACAGCGATCCGCTGGACGATCCGGCGACCTGGGCGAAGGCGAACCCGGCGCTTGGGGATTTTCTGAACCGGGATGAAATCGCCGGGCTCGCCGAGAAAGCCCAGCGGATGCCGGCGTTTGAGAGTGCCTTTCGCAACCTGCACCTGAACCAGCGCGTGTCCGCAAGCGCGGCGCTGTTCTCTGCCGGTGTCTGGAGTGCCAACGGCGGCGAGCCTGACATGGAGGCGTTTGTCACCGGCCCGGTTTATGGCGGGCTGGACCTGTCGGCACGGCAGGACCTCACGGCGCTTGTCTTGCTGGCGGAGGGGCCGCGCGGCTACTGGAACGTCTGGTGCCATTTCTGGACACCGGCCGACACGCTCCACGAGCGGGCGCAGCGCGACCGGGCGCCCTACGATCTTTGGGTGCAACAGGGGCACATGACGGCGGTGCCGGGTGTGACGATCGACTACGGCTATCTGGCAGCGCGGCTCGCGGTACTGCGCAGCCAGGTGAATTTCCGCGAAATCCAGTTTGACCGCTGGCGGATAAACGAGTTGAAGCAGACCCTACAGGCGCACGGCGTGCAAAACCTGCCGCTGACCGAGTGCGGCCAGGGTTACCGCGACATGGCCGGCGCGCTCGATGCGCTGGAGACAATGGCGTTGCAGGAGCGCCTGCGGCACGGCATGAACCCGGTCCTGACGATGTGCGCCAGTAACGCCACAGTGGTGATGGACCCGGCCGGCAATAGAAAGCTGGAGAAGAGCAAGTCGTCCGGTCGCATTGACGGCATGGTGGCCTTGGCGATGGCCGCTAAGAGCGCCACCGCGACGACACGGCCGGCATTCGACCATCGGGCGATGATCGCCTGAACACAACAGACACAACGCTCTGATCGGCCCGCTCGCAAGCGGGCTTTTTTATTGGACTGACAGCATGCTGATCCGCAAACGGGTGTCTGCGGCGCCGCCGCCGGCTGCCGATCCGCTTGAGTTCGTGATGAGCGACGAGAGCGTCGATCGCATGGGCGATGTGATCGAGGCCGACGGCTGGCAGCTTCAGCACTTCCAGAACAACCCGATCGCGCTGTTCAACCATGACCCGAGTTTTCCGATCGGCACCTGGCGCGATGTCGGTGTCCGCAAGGGCAAGCTGACCGGCCGGCTGGAGCTGATGGAGCCGGTGTCGTACCGGCTGAAAGAGATCCACGAGGCGGTCGCCGCCGGTGTTCTGCGCGCGGTTAGTGTCGGTTTCCACAGCGACAGTTTCGAGCCGCTCGGCAAGTCCGGCGGCGTCCGTTTCACCGAGGCCGAGCTGGTCGAGTGCTCGCTCGTCTCGGTGCCCGCGAACCCGAACGCCCTGGCGGTTGCCAAGGCGCTCGGCCTCTCCCGCGAGACGCAGAGCCTGCTTTTCGGCGCGCACGCCCTTGAGCAAGAGCCGGCGGCATCTCGCGGTTCCCCCGGCGCGCACGCCCAGGAGACGATCGTAAAATCAGGACATAGGACAATGAACTACAGCGAACGCATTCAGGCGGCGCAGCAGGAAAAGGTAAGTTTGCAGGACCAGTTGGCCAGTCTGCCCGATGTCGATGACGTCGAGCGGGTGACGGAGATCACCGCCAAAATCGGCGGGTTGGATCAGAAGATATTCGCGTGGGTGTCAGCGGAACAGGCGCTTGGCACTGAGGCGGCACCGATAACCGTGCCGAAAGAGCGGGTGACGGTGTACTCGCCGAACCAGGGGTTGCCACCCTCCGCGCCAAAGAGTTGGGCACAACCGAAGCGCAAGGAGACGGCGCCGGAGGAACACATCCTGCGGCACTTCGCGGCGACAGCCATTGCATACATCGAGCGTCTGCCGATCGAAGTGGCGCTGGCGAAGCTCTACGGCAGCTATGGTGATTTCGAAGCGACCAAGGGTGTTGTCGAGTGGCGCACCCGCGCCGCCACCGCGCCTGCAACCACGACCACCGCGGGTTGGGCCGCGGAACTGGCAGTGATCGGACAGGGCGCCTGGTTTAACGCGCTGATGGCCGGCAGCATCTTTCAGCCGGTCGCGAGCCGCGGGATGCAGATCACGTTGGGCCGCAATGCCTCGATCAGCATGCCGACGCGGCAAGCGACACCGACGGTGGCGGGGTCTTTCGTGGCCGAGGGCGCGCCTATTCCGGTGCGTCAGGCAGCATTCACGGCGATCAATATCGGCCTCAAGAAAATGGCCGTCATCACCTCGTACACCCGCGAGATCGCCGAGCACTCGACGCCCGAAATCGAGACGATCCTGCGGCAGCTCATCATGGACGACACCGGCGTCGCGGTGGACACGGTGTTTATCGACGCGACCAGTTCGACAGCCGTGCGGCCTGCGGGCATCCGGGCTGGTGTCGCCGGTCAGACACCGACAACCGGTGGCGGGTTCAACGCGCTGGTCGGCGATATAAAACTGCTGGTCGGCATCCTCGCCGGAATGAATGCCCTGTCCAATCCGGTATGGATCATGAACCCGGTGCAGTCGATCAGCATCTCTCTGACACAGAATGCTGGCGGTGACTTCCCGTTCCAGGCCGAGATCAACGGCAACCGCCTGATGGGGTATCCGGTCGTGGTGTCATCAACCGTGCCGGCCGGGATGATCATCCTGATCAACGCCGATGATTTGATGGTTGTTCAAGGTGATACACCGCGATTTGATGTCAGTGACCAGGCCACTCTGCACTTTGAAGACACCTCACCGCAGCAGATCAGCACGGTTGGAACACCGAATGTGGTGGCGGCACCAGTGCGATCTATGTTCCAGACTGACTCGCTCGCGCTCCGGATGATCCTGCCGATGAATTGGGCAATTCGCAGATTGCCGGCGCCGGTCGCGTGGATGACCGGCGTTACGTGGTAGCACGCCGATACGGCTGGCGGACACCGGCGCGCAACCTGCTGCGCCGGTACGTCACAAAGGAGAACACACATGCAGACGACGACGACACCGGAACAGGACGCACAACTGCGCGAGCGGCAGCAACAGATGATGCAAGCCGAGCAGCAGCGGGTGCAGGAGGGCAAGCAGGACTACCAGCAGCAGACCGAGCGGCGGCGGGCGCTGACCGATCTGACACTGCGGCTTACCGAAAGCCAGACACCGACACCGACGCAGGAAGAGAACGACCTGGCAAAGCTCGGGCTGTTACACCCGGACGAAAAGGAAAATCCGAATAATCCGGAGATGCCGCCGTTGCATGTGCAGCAGGCGTATCTGGAGACGGGCGAGAACAAGCCTGAGCCGGTGACGCCGCAACAGCCGCAACAGCCGGGGCGGCCGGCACCGGCACAATCGCCCGGTCAGCCACGCCGGCCGAACGAGCCGCCGCCGGAGCGGCAGCTCCCGGCAGCCGAGCGTAGCGTCCCGCGCGGCGAGCGGTCGTAAATGGTGCAGAGCGTGGCCGGGATGCTGCAACGCATCCTGCGCCCGAGGGCCAAGGCGGCGCCGGTCACGCGATCAACCGGCGGCTATATTCCGCCGGAATGGCCGGTAAACTTCTGGCAGATGGGCTACGACCCGCTGCGCGTCGGTGGCGGCGCGATCGTGCATTCGTGCATCGCGGCCTACAGCCAAACCGCCGCGATGTGCCCGCCAACGCATTGGCGCTCGACCGGCGACGGCGGGCGAGAGCGGGTCACGAATTCGGCGCTGTCGCGGGTGCTGGTGAAGCCGAATACGTATCAGTCTAGCTCGGATTTCGTCTTGAACCTCGTGGGCGCGCTCTACACCGACGGCAATGCCTACGCCTACGCGACGCGCAACAACCGCTACGAAGTCGCCGAATTGCACCTGATGGATAGCGGCTCGTCGGGCGCCTGGGTCGCCTCGAACGGCGAGGTGTTTTACACGATCGCCGGCAACCCGGTGGTCGAGCGCATCCTCGACAAGGACGCGGCCAAGGCGGTGCCGGCGCGCGATGTGCTGCATCTGAAACTCGACGCCCGCGGCAACCCGCTGAAGGGCGAGCCGCCGCTGACGAATGCGATGCTCGACATCGCGGCAAGCAATTCGATGGTTCGGCAGGCGCTGGACTTTGCCAACAACGCCGCGAAACCGTCCGGGGTGCTGACGACCGACCAGCCGCTCGAAGATTGGCAGTCTCGCGAGATGCGGCAATTGTGGCGCGAGGCGACATCAGGGCCGAATGCCGGCGGGACGCCGATCCTGTCGAATGGGCTAAAATGGCAGCAGGTATCGTCGTCGTCGCGCGACGCGCAACTCGCCGAGTTGTTGCAGATCGCCGACGGGCGGATTGCCACCGCGTACCGCATCCCGCTCGCGCTCTTATCGCTGTGGGGCGCCCAGGTGCAGGCGCCCGGCGAAGATCAGATGCGGTTTTGGGTATCGTCCGCGTTTGGGTTCGCGCTCAACCACATCGAGGACGGGATCGGCCGGTTTTTCGGCGTCAGCGGCTGGCCGCAGGAATATCTGGAGTTTGATACGCAAGCGTTGCTGCGATCGAACCAACGCGACCGGATCGAGGCTCTGGCGCGCGGCGTGCAGGGCGGGATCTACGCGCCGAACGAAGCGCGGGCGATGGAGGATCTGCCGGCGGCCGAGGACGGCGACCAGCCACGTGTCCAACAGCAGGTCGTGCCGCTGGACGCTTGGTCGCAGACGCCGCCGCAATCGCCGCGGCCGAATGCGCCGGCGGCACCACCGGCACCGGCGACGACCGCGAACGAAAACGCCGCCGGGGACACCGCGGCGGCGAAGGCCGCGCTCGCGGCGATGCGGAGGCACTATGCCGGCACTCGATGAGCTGGCCGAAGCCCTGGGCGGCGAACTCGGCGACATGGTGGCGCGCATCGAGCGCGACCTGATGCTGCGGTTTGCGGTCGAAATCGAGCGGCTGCGGGCCGAGCGCGCCGAGTTTGAGCTGCGGGTCGAGCGCGCGGTCGCCGAGCGGCTGGCTGCGGTGAAAGATGGGCCGCCAGGCCCGCCCGGAGAGAGCATTATCGGTCCGGCAGGCCCGCCCGGTGAGAGCATTGTCGGGCCACCGGGCGAGAGTATCGTCGGGCCACCCGGTCCGCCCGGTCCCGAGCCCTATGTCGGCGAGGTCTGCGGCCTGTGGGATGCGGATCGCGAGTATCGGAAATACGACGTTGTTTGCTTTGACGGCGCCGAGTGGCGGGCCAAGCGCAATGCGCCGGGCGTCCTGCCGGGCGACGGGTGGGCGCTGGCGTCAAAGGCAGGGGAAAGAGGCAGGCGCGGGGAAATCGGCCCGCCCGGACAACGCGGATTGCCTGGGCCGGCACTGTCCATCAAAGAGTGGGTCGTAAAAGACTACCGCGCCGTGCCGGTCATGTCGGACGGCAGCGCCGGGCCGCCGTTGGATTTGCGCGCGCTGTTCGAGCTGTACCACGCCGAGGCGGCACAATGAGGCCGCTCTACACGACGATCGTCACACCGGCGGCCGACCGCAACCTTGTAACGCTCGACGATCTGCGCGAGCAACTGCGGGTGCGGCCGGGTGATGTGGCGAATGATGCCTGGCTGAGCAAGGTCATTGCGCGGGCCAGCATGGCGGCCGAGCGCTACTGCAACCGGATTTTCGCGAAGCAAACCTATACCGATATTTTTCTGGCGGGTGCCACCGGCTCCACCGGCGAGCCGCTGATCCTGTCACAGGCTCCGGTTGATCCGGCGTCGGTCGAGGTGACGTTGGACGGCGCGATCATGACGACGGCAGATTACGCGGTGGAACCGTTGGCCGCGCATCTGTGGCGCACCGGCACGTACTGGAGCAACACCGCCGGCCTGTCCGTCACCTACGACGCAGGCTTCTCACCGATCCCGGCGGACGTGCAGCAAGCGGTACTCGACCTATGCACGGCGGAAAATTCCGGCCGCGGACGCGATCCGATGCTGCGCGCCACCGAAAGTCCCGGCCTCGGGCGCCAGGAATATTGGGTCGGCGGCGTGCCGGGCGGCTCGCTCTTGCCGCAGGATATTGCATCGCTGCTCAACCCGTATCGGCGGGGGCTTATCGGTTAACATCTTCCCCGCCCTAAAGGGCAGGGATTTCCGTCGACAGGAGGGTGATGTTCCACCCCGGAGACTGAAGTGATCCAGGCCCCTTACTCGCAACCCTTTTCAGTGTCACCTGCCACCTTGCGGCGGAACGGGCTACGGAACCTTGGCCCAGAGCCGGGTGGCGTCATCGCCAGTAAATCCCAACCCTATCGGGCATGTTCATTTGACGGTCTAGCTTTTACGGCCAAGCCTATCTTGGCCAACCAGCAAACCAGATTTTCAAACAGCAGGCGACCACCCTACGCCTCTGCTTTGTCGGCGCAAAGCAGAGACGCTTTGGATTTGAGGCAATGTCGCCCTATCGGGCGACCCGCTATCCCTCCTCCCCCTGAAGGGGGAGGTTTCTCGCGGAGATTTCGATGAACGGTGCCCGCGAACTTTTCCTTAATGCGCGACTGGACCTTAACGATACCCGACTGCGTGTGCGACTCGATGACATGCCGAACAAATTGCGCAAGCGGCTGGTGTCCACTATCGGACGGCTGACCCGCGAGTTGCTGGTCAAGGTCGAGGCGCGCGAGCCGGTGCGAACGGGGCGACTGCGGCGGCTGACCGAAGCCTACGTGGACGATAATAAGATCAAGAACTTCGTGCGCGGGCGGGTGCGGGTGCTGCGGACGCGCGAGCACAACACCGCCGCCGCCGCCGGCGCACTCGAATATGGAAGCACCGGCCAGCAGTTCCCGGTGAGCGCCTATAGAAAACGCGGGTATGCCGTGCGCTGGTACACGCGGGTTGGCGGCATCAAGGAGATGCGGTTCATGCGCGGCCCGGCGACGATTATGCTGCCGAAGGCGCGGCGAGAGATCGAACGGGTGATAGACGAGGTTTTCGCACAAAATTAACGCCTTCCCCTCCGTGAACGGAGGGGATTTCCGCTGTGGAGGTTGACGTTCCAACCCGGAGATCGAATTGCTTCAATCCCCTTACTCGCAGCCCTTTTCGACTTTCGGCCGCCTCCTTGTGGAGGGACGGACTACGGAACCTTGGCCCTCGATCCGGCGGCGTTATCGCCCAAAGTCCGGCCCGATATGGGCGTGTTCGTTTAGCGGTCTAGCTTTTACGGCCGAGCCTATCTCGGCCAACCCGCAAACCAGATTGTCAAACAGCAGACGCGCACCATACCGCGCACGTCTGAGCCAGCAAAGCGGAGACGCCTCGACTTTTAGGCATTTTCGCCCTGGCGGGCGAACCGCTATCCCTCCCTGCCGTGAACGGCAGGGTTTCTCGCGGAGGCCCTGTTGATGAACCGCGAGATCATCGTCGGCGCCCTGTATGCAAAACTCACGGGGCCGCCGCTGGTGGTCGCGTTCACCGCCGACACGACAACCGGAAGTGCTACGCTCACCAATGTAAGCGACACGGCCGGGCTGATGGTCGGCATGCCGGTCGCTGGTGACGGGCTGTCGGTCGGCACCCGCATCGCCACCGTGGCCCCCGGGGTCACGCTATCATTGCCGGCGATTGCCGATCGTACCGCATCGCCGCTCTTGCAGGGCTTCCCGACGACCGGCCGGCGGCTGGCTGATCCGTCTGCCGAGCAGGATATGCCGGCGCTTTATCTGGTGGAGCTAAACGAGCTGCACGGCTATCGCGCCAGCAATGCCGCGGCGCTGATCGAGCTGAATTGCGAGGTGTGGATCTACACCAACGCCGGCGCCGAAGCCGACGCGGTGCCGGCCGCGACGCTCAATGTGCTGATCGATGCCATCGAGGCTGCCTTGTATCCGACGCCATCAGGCTTTCGCCAAAACCTCGGCGTGTCGGGTGTCCATTACTGCCGCATCGAAGGTGAAGTTCAGAAAGACCCAGGACACGCCGGCCAGCTCGCGATGGCGGTTGTCCCGATCAAGATCGTGGTCGGACAAAGCGCCGACACCCAATTGCGTTAAACCGGAGGTCATACTGATGGCAGTCGCAACATTAAACATCGGCACGGAGTCACAAAAGCGCGGGACGCTGAGCTTTACCGGCGCGAATGACATCGGGCCGCAACTGACAATCACTCTGCCGCTGGTGCAGTTCAGCCCGAGCGGGGCAATGAACTTCATCGGTGACGAATATGGTCTGATTGATATTACCGGCGAAGTATTGGCCGACGATCTGACCGGCAGCTTCGGTACGGTCGAGCACCCGGACGACAGCGCGGTATCGCCGGACATCGGCAACTATTATGTCGGCACCGGCATCGTGACGTGGACGCCCGAACCGACCACAGCCGTTCCGACACCGACTGCCCGCGATGTCGGTAACGTCAACGTATTCGAGTTCACGCAGACGGCGACCATGCTCGATCACTGGAACCACCGTGGAGGTGTCCGGCGAAAAGACTTCCGGCCCGTCACCGAGCAGAGCGCCACCGTGCATCTGGTGATGGACGAATGGACAGCGGAAAATCTGCGGCTGGCCATGATGGCGGCCTGATATGCCGGTGAATTTTCTCGACCTTGTGCCGACACCGCCGAGCGAAACGCTAATCCTCGCCACCGCCACCGGCCCGGCCGAGGTGCAACTGACTGGCTTGCGTCTCGCGACGCTGGCGGATCTGGCAAAGCGCTACCCTGCCTTCGCTCGCATCATCGAGGGCGGTGCCGGGAGTATCATCCAGGCATCGGACGCGCTGCCGGCGGTCGTGGCGGCCGGGCTCGGGCATCCGGGCGACGCACAGTACGAGGCCAAGGTCGCGAGCCTGCCGACCGCGCACATCATGCAGATGGCGATGACTGTTGTCCGGCTGACCTTTCCGCAAGCGGAGGCCACCGCGCTCGACCCTTTGGCAGAGGCGCTCGCCAACGGCGCAGACGGCGACGCGGTGCCGGCAGTGACCTCGCTGCGGCCATTGAGCAGCTCGTGAACTGGCAACACCCGCTGGAGCGTGTGTGGCAGATGACGCCGCGGCAAGTGCAGGCGTGGCTGGCATTGGGTGCAGCGCGCGAGGCGCGCGAGCGGGCGATGCGGCTGTCCGATACGGCCTTGGCCGCGCAAGGCCAGGGCGATGCGATCTCGAAGGCGATACGCGAGTTGAGCGGCGATGCCTGACAATCTGACCGTCGAGATTTCCGCCAATACGCAGAAATTTCGTTATGAACTAACGAAGCTGCAAAACGACCTAAAGGGCCTCGGCAAGCAATTACGCGATGCTGTCAAGGCCGGCGACGAAGCCGGCGGCATGGCGCTTTCGAAAACCTTCGAGCAGACACGGGCGAGTATTGCGCGGCTCAACAAGGAGCTAAGCAACCATAAGGACGTTGTAAAGGAAACCGGCGATACCTGGGCTGAAACCGGCCTAAAGATTAAGGAAGCGCTCGCGGCGTTTGCCGCTTTGGAAGGCGTCCGTAAGGTCGCCGATGCCTTCAGCGAAACCGCCAAGAAAATCAGCGAGACCTCCGATACGGCCAAGCTGATCGGCGCCAACGCGAATGATATCAAGGTTCTGCAAACTGCGATCGAGCAGACTGGTTCGTCCGCCGACGGCAGTAAGGAAGCTATTGCCCGTCTTGCGGAGGCGCTCGCCGATGCGCGGGCGAAGGCACGCGCCGCCGGCACGGCTATGGAAGGCGGCGTAAATGTCTTGCGCGGCTCGATCGGCGGCGCCAGCGAGAAAATGAAGCAGTTCAACGAGATGCTGTCCGGCGTCAATGTAGCGCGCGGCGGCGTAAGAAACGTCATGTCGGTCGCGGATGCGGTGGACGTGCTCAAAGAGCGCATGGGCAAGTTCCAACCAACCGAAGAGGGCGCGCGAAAAGCTATTGAGGGGCTTTTCGCCGATCTCGCCAAGATACGGAAAGCCGATGCCAGCCTCGGCACGGCCGTTGGTATCGAGTTTCTTGGCAAGCGCTATGCGGCGTTCGCCGAAGGCGTCGATAAGCTCGGCAACTCCAAAGCGTGGCAGGAAATTAGGAAGGGCCTCGAGGCGAAAGGGCTGCTGATCAGCTCGAAAGATCAAGACAACGTCGATGAGTACAATAAGAAACTCGCTGAACTGAATGAATCCTGGGAGGCGTTGCAGAAAAAAGCGACGATGCCGCTGTTCCCGACCCTCAACGAAGGCATCCGCCTGTTGTCGGAAGCGGTAGATCAAGTCGGAAAGCTCGGGGAGAGATACGCTCAGCTCAAGAATGTCATCGGCGCGAACGCGCTTGAGGACGCCATCGTTGGCCCGATCCGGCGCGGCCTCGACAGCGCGCTCGATAAGATGCGGCAATGGGGCGAGGATGCCAAGATACCGCTGGGCGACCCGCTAAAGTTGCTCGCGGACCTGCTGAAAACCACGGTCGATCTGGTCACAGGAAATTTAAGCGGCGCCTTCAAAGATTTCGGCACGCTGGCGAATGATGTGTGGAAAACGCTGGGCGATCTCGTCGCTTGGGTCGGCACGCAGATCAACGACATGATCGACAAAGTGAAATCGACAATTACTTGGGTCGGTACCCTCGGAGACAAGATTAGCGCGGCGGCTGCCGCGATTAGCGCACTGCCCGGCACGACCGCAGCCGGCGACCTGCCGCCGATGCCTGCCGGCAACGCAGCCGGTGGGCTGATCCGCGGCCCCGGCACCGGCACATCGGACAGCGTCCTCGCGCGGCTGTCCAACGGCGAGTTCGTGATGCGGGCCGCCGCCGTACAGCACTGGGGCACCAGCTTCATGCAGGCGCTGAACGGCATGAGTGCGCCGCTGATGCCGCGCCGCGGGCGCGCGCACTTCGCCGATGGCGGTCTTGTCACCGCAACGACAGCCGATGGCGTCACGGTCAATCTGCATTTCCCCGGCGGGACGTTTGCTTTGCGCGGCGACAAGGGCATCGTGCAGGGCCTCACCCGGGAGGCGCGGCGGGCGTCGATGCTCAGCGCCGGCCGGGCGCCCGGCGTGGCGGTCGCGTGATGGCACCGCCGCCGGATACGCTCTTGGTCATCGCCGGCGCTGCTGGCGACATCATCGCGTCCTATAGCGCGCGCGGGCTCAGCCAAACGCTCGATCCTATCGACGCTGCTGCCGTTATGGCGCGCACCGTCAATGGCGCATTGATTGATTTGAGCCCGAGCCAGTTCCGCAAATACAAATCGCAAATATCCTGCACCGATGTCGAGGTACCCGCGCTCGATGATATGTGGCCCGGAATGGTCGTGACGGTCGATTGCGTCGCCGAGCTGGGCTATCGGACGAGCGGCGGGGCGCCAGCGCGTCCGGTCGTGCCCGGATCGCAGCGTACTGCCGGGGCGTGGACATACTATCGGCCGCGCCTCGATATGCGGGTCACCGAGTACACCGTCAGTCGGGACGAGTACGCGCATACTATCGAGTGGTCGTTGAGCCTCGAAGAGCTGTAATGCCCGGCCCGTTTTACTTTGCTTACTGCGACGAGGCCGACACGTTCGATGCGGTGGCGCACGCGGTCGAGGACGAGGCGATCACCGAGCTGAGCCTGTCGCAGCAAGAGGGCGATTTTGCCGGCTTGCAGTTAACCGTGCTCAATCCCTTTCAAGGTCTGCTGGCGCCGGCACGACAGCAATGGTGCTGGCTGTCCTGGGATGACGGCAACGCTCTGGTGCCGCTGTTTCACGGACGTTTGACCGGCGTGCCGGAGAGTGTTGACGGCGAAAGCGTGCGGCTGCTCTTTACCGCAAGGCCGACCGGGTACGAAACAACGAAGAAAAATTTCGCCGATACATTGAAAGTATTGCCGTACTATGACGAGGTATGGATAACCGGCGATACCGACAACGCCGATAATGTCCTGGAAGCCTACGGCGCGCGGTGGCACATCGATCGCACCACATTGGATCTGTCAATATCGGACGAGTTAATCGGCGAGGACGGCACGCTCACATTTGGTGAGGCCGACCATATCTACGGCGATTTGAAGCTGTCCTATAGCGGGCCGCCATTGTCGCAGGTGACGATCGACGCAACGCTTGCCTGGACACAGGGCGGCAGCGGAACGGTCGATTTGACCGAGCGGATATACAACGAATTTCAGAAACACAATTCGCTGATTGTGGCGCACCCGAAGAGCGGCATTATCACAACGATGACCGGCGAAGGGCTGGCAAGCGATTGGCCCGAGGGCGGCGCGAGTCTGGATGGCGGCTGGACCGTTAACGACGACACTTATTGCGAAGAGTTGAGCGATCAATTTTATACGAGATACACGTATCATGTCACGTATCAGGCATACACGTCCGGCACGGATGAATTGGTCGATAAGGTTATTGCAGAGGAGCCGGACAATTTAAGCAATAGTTGGTTTCGGACGGATGATTGGTGGAGCGTTGATTTCATTGTTTACCAGTTGCACCAGAACACGAAATTTGACTGGAAAGCCGATCGCAGCCGCACCGAGAAATTGCAATGCACGGTCTATGCCGATATTCAGCCGTTGTTGGCAGAAGTGCTGGACGAGAATATCGGCAAGATTAGCGTTAATGCCTCGGACACTGTTACCGAGCCGGATGATAACGGCGTTATGCCGATCGGTGACGTGCGCCGCAGATCCTATCTCGACACCGATCGCGGACTATCGAGCGTCGAATATTTGATGCTGCTGGCGCGGGCCGATCTGCGGCGCGGCGCGCGTGCGGTCGAGGTCGAGTGCCGCGTGCCGTGGGCGCTCGGGATCGATGCGACCTTGCGGATGAACGCACAGGTGGTCGATTACCGGCTGCCGGGCGGGCAAGCGTCCGGGAAGATAACCGCTTATGAGATGAATGCGTCGGGCACCGGCGAGCACACGGTCACAATCACACTCGGCTGCGCGATCGGGCACGATGGCACTGTGGCCGGGAGCGCCGGTGATCCGACATGGGTTGCAGACGGCTACGTCGCGATCGGCTACCAACAGATGAGCGGGGCGATGCTGACCGCGGCGAGCGGCGATATTGTGTATGAGACGCTGACCGATTTCGCGATCGATGATGACGGCGTTGATCTGCTGACGCTCGATGAGGTGACGGCGGTTCAATCGCTAGAGGTCATAAACGGTCTGAAGGAACAGGCGGCGGTGGTTGATGCCTTCGACCCGGTCGAAAAAATGAGATCCCTGGCGACGCAAATCTGCGTTCAGCTCGTGCCGTTGACTGGCCAAGAATTCGAAACGGTGTTCACGCCGACGGTCGATCTGATGCCGATCCCGCGCACGATCGATCTGGAAGCTGCGTAGATGTATATCCCCGGCCCTAAAATAAATATTTACGGGACACCGCGATTTGTCCAGCGGCCGACGCTGTTTGACGAAAGCCGGATCAAGAGGAAACCGCCTAAGAGCGCAACCGCGGACGAGAGCAAGCCGGGTTATTTATGTTGGGGCACGGTTGGCGATTTGCCGAGCCCAGAGCCAGTGCCGACGGTCGGATTTGAAACGCACACTGAGGTCTCGCGCGAGACGACGCCGGTGCGTATCGAAAACCCGGATGATCCGGCTCAGTATGTCGATGCGTTGCAAACAAATAAAATGAAATTGGAAAAGGACGTACCGGTAGAAAAGAACAACAGTTCGACTACGGATAGCAACACGTCGTCGTTCGGCGACGCGATGCAGACGGCGGCAACCAGCACAAAGAAAGAGACGTATACGGTCAACTACAACCCGCCCGAGCGCGCGCTGTGAGCGATCCTCCGCGCTACGGCACCGCGACCAAACCATGGCCGGAACTGCCGCCTGCGGCATCGCTGTATGCCGTTAGCTGGGCCGGCGTCGGTGCGATTGCATTCGATATGACCAACAATTCCATTCCGATGGCGTTTGCCGCGTGCCCGGCCAATCTGCCGGAGCGCGGGAGCTGGTGTACGTGGCTCTATTGCAACGAGGTATTTAGCGGCGACAGCTTTTACGGCATTCCGGTCGATCCGCTCGAACACAGCTTTACCGGCGAGGTTCGCGACGGCTCCATCAACCCGACGTTCGATCCACCCTATTCCACCGGCGCGGGGTTGTATCCGCGATTTATCGGTTCCAGCGCCGACAATACACAACATTGGACGATCCGGCCGGAGGACTCGATCGCTGTGACGAAGATTGTCAATTTCCCGACGACGGGCGATTTCTACTATCGGGCAGACCAGGCTGTTACCAGCATCGAGCTTTGGCACCTGTTCCAGATGTCCTGGATCGTCGGCACGGCCGCCTCTATGGCGATTGACGATGTCCCTTGTACTCTCGCATTCGAGCCGGAGCCATTCACCGGGTTTTGGTATGGCGACGTGCAGGATGACGGTGGCGCGATTGCGCCGGCGCCGCCGGATTGCGCTCTGGTTGTTGGCATTTCAACCCATATGGACTGGTGGCTGACGACCGAGTTTATTGATTGGAATCTTGTCGCGAACCGGCGGCGATTTATTACGGCTGATCGTAAACGGGTCAGCATCAGCGAAAACGGGTCGAGCGGGTCGCCGACCGGCCGCAAGCCCGAGTTCTATTTCCGTCCAAAAGAAACGCTTGCGGATTTCAGCCAGAACCGCGGCACCGGCGGCCCGATCGTCTGGACGACGACGGGCGATTATCCCGACCCGATAACACCGAACTGGACAAAGGCTAAGGCGGGGACGGGGGCGGGCTGATGGCGATCGTTTACCGCACCGACGGCGCCTGGGGCACCGGCAAGGGAAGCAACCTGGCGCCGGCCGAGGTTGACGGCAATTTTTACGACCTCGATGGGCGCATAACGAATTTCGAAGACAACCCGCCCTTACCGATCGAGCCGATCAGCATAACCATTACTGGTTATGATTTTTCGATGGGGCTGAGCAACGGCGAGACGCTCGGCCCGGTGACGATGACCATGCCCGTTCCGCAGTGGCGCGGCGTGTGGACCCCCAACACGCTCTACAACGACCTGGACTTTATCACTGCGCCCCCACCGCCCGACGGCGACGGCGGGTTTGGTGCGGTCATGATGACCCACACTAGCGGCTCGACGTTCTCCTGGGCGGCGACCGGCGCCTCTGATCTGCCGCTCTATCGCGAGATCGTCGGCGGCACCGGCATGACGGTCGGCATGGCCGACCTGACCGATGTGTCGCTGACCGGCACCGCGACCGGGCACATGCTGGTCTACAACGCCGGCAGCGGATATTGGGTCAATCAGACACCCGCCCAAGTGGCGGCGAACTTCGCAAATTTCACCGGCGATACCGGCAGCGGTGGCACGCGCGGGATGGTGCCGGCTCCAGCAGCGGGCGATGCGGCAGCGAACAAGGTGCTGGGCGCGGGCGGCGGCTGGGTTACGGTCACGAGCACGGGCGGGGGTAGCAGCTCGCTGGCCGCGTTGACCGACGTTAACGTCGTCTCGCCCGCCAACAACGAATTGCTGCAATTCAAAAGCAGTGACGGCAAATGGCACAATGCACCGATCACCGCGATCGGCGGCACGGTGCAAACGGTCAATAGCGGCACCGGATTGGCCGGCGGCCCGATTACTGTAAGCGGCACATTGTCGCTCGCCGCGGTCAGCCCGAACCAATTACTCGCCAACGTGTCGGGCACGACAGCGGCCCCGACACCGCAGACGTTGAGCGCCGTACTGGATGCGATGGCCGGCTCGACGCGCGGCAATGTCTTGCACCGCACTGCGACCGGGTGGACGGTGCTTGCGCCGGGCACAGCGGGGGAGTTCCTGCGAAGCGGCGGCAGCGGCAATGATGTGTCGTGGGGCAGCCCCTCGGGCAACGGCACGGTCACGAGCGTTGCGGCTGGGGCGGGACTTGCCGCCAGCCCATCGCCGATCACCGGCGCGGGCACGTTGTCGTTGGCAGCAATCGGCGATCAGCAGGTACTCGCTAACATTTCCGGCGGCAGCGCGCCGGCTTCGGGGCACAGCCTGTCCACGATCCTGGATGACATCTTCGGTGCTCTGCGCGGCAATGTCTTGTTCCGCGGCGCAACAGGCTGGCAGGCGCTGGCCGCCGGCACGAGCGGGCAGGTCTTGACGACATATGGCAGCGGTGCTGACCCGGCATGGTCAACCGCAGCCGGCGGCGGCGCAAAAGTTACTATTAGTGATTCACCGCCGACCGTGCCGACGCCCTTGGCTGGCGACCTATGGTGGGCCAGCGATACCGGGCAGTTATTTGTTTACTACAACGACGGCACCAGCTCGCAGTTTGTTCAAGCTAACAGTCTGGTTGCCGGTGCGCCCGGCGGCGATGTCAGCGGGCCGGCGGTAGCTGTTAGCGGCAACCTCGCTTCTTATAGTGGTACAACCGGCAAGGTGATCGCCGATAGCGGGCTGGCCGTCAGCAATATCGCCACGATCGACCAAGCGAAAACCGAGTTCTTTAGCTTTGCCGTGTCAGACGAGACAACCAATTTAACGACCGGGACCGCAAAGCTCACCTTTCGCATGCCCTTTGCCTTCACGCTCAGCGCGGTGCGCGCTAGTCTTTCAACCGCGAGTAGCTCCGGTCTCGTGACCATCGACATCAACGAAAACGGCATCAGTGTTTTTTCAACCGGACTGACTATCGATGCAACTGAGAAAACCAGCACAACGGCCGCAGTGGCCGCTGTCATCAGCGATAGCTCCTTAGCCGATGACGCGGAGATGACAATCGATATTGACGCGGCCGGCACGGGAGCCAGAGGTCTGAAGGTCACGCTGATCGGCGTGCGCGCGTGAGCGTCCTCGTCAATCCGTACATTTACGGCTCTGCTGTAGCATCCGATCCGTTCTGGGCCAACGTTGTTTTGTTGTGCCATTTTGACGGAACCAACGGCCAGTCGAACTCCGTGGATAGTTCCACTGCGGGGCATGTCCTCAGTCACGCGACGTGTCCCTTAACAACGGCGCAGGCCAAGTTCGGCCCCAGCTCCATTGACATGGTGAGCAACGGCGCGGCGACGACACCCGATAGCGCCGATTGGGACTTCGGCGCGGGGCAGTTCACACTAGACCTTTGGGCGCGACCCTCAACGAACGTAACGACGCGGCGTGCCCTGCTGGCGCAATGGCAAAACGGCGCGAGTACAAATCTCTCGTGGGTCTTTTGGTTTAATTCCAGCCAACTGCAATTCTTATACAGCACAAACGGCACGTCTACCGCTGCGACAGTGGGTGGTGCCTCTGCGCCGACCGCAGGCGCCTGGTATCACATCGCTGCCGACCGGGATGCCAGCAACGTTTTACGTCTTTATGTTAACGGCGCTGTCGTTGCTTCGGCGACGGTTGCCGCAACGTTTTTCAACAGCACCCGCGTTTTGTATATCGGCAATGAGGGCGGAACATTGAGCTTGTGGCAGGGACAAATAGACGAGGTGCGGATCACAAAGGGCGTTGCGCGGTACGGGGGTGCCTTTACGCCGCCAATCGCGGCATTTCCTAACGGATAGGCTAGCATGGCTCTGAATTTCCCGAATACACCCACCGTGGGCCAGACGTACTCGCAGTACCAGTGGGACGGAGAAGCCTGGGTCGGCGATCCGACGACCGGCGGCGGCGCCGTGACATTGAGCGGGGATGTTACCGGCACCGGCACTGGCACCGTGCCGAGCACCGTCACCGGGTTGCAAACGCGCCCGGTGGCGAGCACAGCACCGACGCCCAATCAAGTCCTGACGTGGGGCGGAACAAGCTGGGCGCCGGGCTCGCTTGCGGTGGGCGATATTACCGGCGTCACCGCCGGCACCGGGCTGAGCGGCGGCGGGACGAGCGGCGACGTGACGCTCTCGCTCGCTAACACCGCTGTTACGGCGGGCACCTATCAGGGGCTGACGGTCGATGCGCAGGGCCGCATTACGGGCGCGACGAACCAAGGCTATTTGACCGGCAACCAGGCGATAACCTTGTCCGGCGCAGTTACCGGCAGCGGCACGACAGCGATTACAACGACACTCGCGACCGTGCCAGTGGCATCGGGCGGAACAAACATCACCACCTACGCGCAGGGTGATTTGTTGTATGCGAGCGCCGCCACGACACTCGCGCGGCTTGCTAAGGACGCAACGGCGACGCGGTATCTCTCGAACACCGGCGCGACCAACAACCCGGCTTGGGCGCAGATAAATCTGGCCAACGGCGTGACCGGCGCTCTGCCGATCGGCAATGGCGGCACCGGCAATACCAGCCTGCCGCTTTTCAATGCGGTCCCCGCCGGATGGTTCACCGGAACGGTGCTACAGACCAAAGGCACACAAGTCTCGTCGGTCAGCGACACTATCGGCGCGGTCGGGACGTTTGGCGCCGGTTCGTTGGGTTGTTTTTCCTATGGCGTCGGCAACAAAGCGATTCTCAAACTCAGCTTTGCGCGCGGCACGCCAGCGGCACCGAGTGCTGTACAAGTCAACGACGTAATGGGCGGGATTTATTTCGACGGGTACGGAGCGTCATCCACCAATAGTGTCTCGCGGGGTTCCATCGAAGTTAAAGCGGCCGAAAACTGGAGCAACACGGCCCAGGCAACAAAGTTCATCGTTTCTACAACATTCGCCAACTCCACCAACACCTACACCGGTTTCATGGTTGATTATGGCGGCGGTGCAGTGGTGGCAGCACCAAGCACGATCGGGTATGGGCCGTATATTATTGCGGGTGCGCTCTATGCGAGTGGTGCTCCGACGCTCAATAGTGACCTCGGCGGTCTGTGGGTGCAACCGATACAAGGCGCGACCGCCGACAGCACATCGTTCCCAGGCGGCATAGAGATCCAAGGGGTAGCTACCGAAAACTGGAGCGGCACGACCGCGAACGGCGCCAAGATGGTTTTTCAGACGACGACCAATGGTACAGGCACCCTATCTATCGCCGGGCAATTCGACCACAACCACGATTTCTATATCAACGGTAACACTGCCTACAAGCCCGGCGGCGGGTCGTGGACCGCACCCAGCGATCGCGAGCTGAAAGAGGCCGATCGCCGCTTTTATGCGGCCGGGCTCGAACAGGTACTGGCCTTAACGCCGGTGGTCTACCGCTACAATGGGCGGATGGGGCTGCCAACCGACCGCGAGTATATCGGCCTCGATGCCCAGGACGTGCAACAGGTGATGCCCGAGCTGGTCGAGCGGGTTGCGATGCACCGCGCCGGCAACGCCGCGCAGGTGGCGCGCGCCACGGCGCTTGGGCAGGAGAGCATCCCAGAGTTGATCGAGGACGAGCACGGCGACTATCTCGTCGTCGATCCGAGCGCACTTGTGTATGCGCTGGTCAACAGCGTCCGCGAACTCAATGAGCGCATTGCCCAACTGGAGGCGGCGAAATAACTTGGCGGTAATGTGCTCTTCGCCTTGCTTGTCGTATCGCTAGTCGAAGTGATCGCGCCGAGCGGGCAGTCCATTTGGATCGCGCCGGGTGCCGTGACCAGCGTGCGCGCGCCGCGCGGCGTCGAACAGGGACATTGGCCGCCGAATACGCGCTGTTTGCTGATGATGCTTGATGGGAAATTCGTGGTCTCAAGCGAGAGCTGTGATCGCGTGCGCCATAAGCTCGGGGCGCCGCCGTAGTAGCGCGAGGTGAATATGATCGTCCAGCTCGATATTACAAATAACCTGCCGGTCACGATAATCGTCAATAGCGCCAGCGCGACGGGACAACCGGTCGTGCCGGGCCAGGTGCTACAGGCGACGTTCTCGCTTGTCCCGGACAGCGACGGCGTCGCGCATATCCATCTGTTTATCGACCGCGAATAACAGCGAGTATGCGGCTCCCCGTCGGCCGCAGAGGGTGGGCTGCGCTCAGGCCGCTGAGCGCAGGGGATGGGGTTGTACATTGTAGCGCCGCGGCCGGCGCTTCTCAGAAAGGTAATATAATGGCATCCATACCTGCAACGTTCGTCGGACAGGCTTACCTGTCCGGTGTTGGAGTCAATCCGCAAGCAGCAGTCAATATCACGCTTGTCGGCGAGTTGTTTTATTCCGGCGTTGGCGTCGGCGGCGGACCTATGCCGGGCGGGCCTGGACTTGGCTTCTGGGGCGGCGTCTCGCCACCGATGCCCGGTCATGACCTCCCGCCGGCAGGCGTCGGGATATGGCCCTCGCCGGGCCGGCCGGATCAGGGATTACCGCCAAGCGGGGTCGGCGTGTGGCCGAGTCCAGGGCATCCAGATAACACGCTCCCTGTGCCGCAGCCGCCGACAGAACCGCCGATCGATCCTGAAGAGCCGCCGGGCGATTTGGTCGTGAAAGCTCCACCGCAGGGGCAACCGGGCTGGGGCTATGTCTCAACCTGGGGCTGGGGTTATTTTCCCGGCACGACAGGAGCCGGACCCAAAGCAAACCCTTAGCAGCGCCGCCGCAGGCGCCGGAATCGCGGCGCTCCTCGCGGCGGCGTTTGCTCGATTTGGGGCGTAGAAGGTAACGACAGCCCGGCGCTTGACGGCGCCGGGTTTTCTGTGAGGTGCGGCATGGATACGCTCGACGCTCGCCACGCGGCCGTGGATCTGAGCACGTACCAAGAAATCGCGGGCGCACTTGGCGTAGACCTCGACGCGCGATTAGTGCTTATCAGACGCAAGCGATCCGGCGGGGGCGACGAAGAAATCGTCCTCCACTATCCGAGTGGCGTGCGGATCGTGAGGCGGCGATGAGCTTGATACTTGTTCTACTTATTGTTTTGCTTGTTATTTCGCTCGCCGGCGGCTGGTATGTCGGGCCTCCTTATCATTGGCCCGGCGGCGCTATTGCATTGGTGTTATTGGTTATCATTGTCCTGCTTCTGACCGGGTATCTCTGATACGCGCCTGCGGAAAACACGCCGCCGATACGAGCGGATCGGCTCGCCGCCCCGTTTCGAATACAACATGACCTTGAAACGCAGCCGGCACAGCTCGCACGGGCAAAAGACGCGCTGTTCCAGCTTGTTAAACGCCCGTCGGCGAATCAGCCTATTGCGCATAGGCATCGTATATAAGATTGGAGGTCAAAGGTATGCCAAGCGTCAGCAAGAAGCAGGCGCGCATGATGCGCGGTGCCGCGCATAGCCGCAGTTTCGCCAAGAAAGTGGGTGTGCCGCAGCGCGTCGCTCGGGAGTTCGTGCGCGCCGATAAGCGCAAGGCCCGGCGGCGGTAGCGTTAGAGTTGCTGGCGGCTGACACACGTGAAACTTTCGCGTTCTGTTCACGTGGTCGTATCAATCAACCCAAAGGCTTAACCGTCGTCGCCTGGCTCGCGCTGCCGCAGTTCGCGCTCGCGGTCGGCCAACTCGCCCAGCACCGCCTCCCGCGTCGGCTTGTCGAGCGTGTCGATCGCCGGGTTATCGGATCGCAGCCGCTCGATCTCTGCGGCCGTGCGTGCCTCTCTCGTCCGGGCGTAAATCGCGGCGTGAAACTCCCGCGGGTTTTTGCCCTCGATGATAAGCTGCGGAGCGCTCCACCAAGTCTCATCTCGCGCGCGTTCGGCCGGCAACCCAAACGCATCGGTGGGTCCGTCGTCCGGCTGGGCGGCCTGGAACGCGGCGTCGCTAGCCTGCGCTAGCCGCAGCAGCTCGCCGGGTTTGTCTCGCGTGCCGGCTAACTCACGCAGCGTTTCGCGATCCGCCGACGACAGGCCGCGCATGTGCTTGCGCAATGCCTCGGTGCCCCGGCTTGCCGCCGCGCGGGCGTCGCGCTCTAAGAGGCGCTCGTCCGGCGCCTCCTGCGGCTCCTCCTCGCGCACGGAGTCGTGCGACAGGCTGTGCTGCGGCGGCACGCCCGCGAATCTGTCGAGGTCGGCGCGCGTGTCCTGCGGCGCCGCCGGCTGGCGCGGGATGTCCTCGACCTCGGACTCGTCAAGAAAACCCAAACCGGACACCGACAGCGTTACCCGGCGCTTTGCCTTAGTAACCGCCTTCATTTCGGCATTTGCCCGCGCCTCGCCTTTGAGGCCGGCAATATTGACCGCGCCGAAATCCTCATCGGTGCGGCCGGCCTTGTCCTTGGCCCGGACATGGACGGTAAGAATCTCGCCGTCGATCTTGCGCGAGATGACTTCGAGGCTGATGCCGTTTAGCCGGCGTAGCTGGTCGGTTGCTTCCCGGCGCGCATAAAGCTGTAACCTGCCGTTCAGCATTATGTACTCAAACGGCCGCGTATATGGGTTTAGGCCGACGCTGCGGCAGACCTCGGCGTAATACTGCGTCTTTTCGACCGGCGACAGTTTTGTCAGATCACCTTTTGTAATAACGGCTTCGATGACATCGGCGCCGCTCGGGCGGGCAACAGCAAAATCACTCAACGCTTATCTCCTTTATGCGCAGCGTCCGTATTTCCGCCGCCGGCACTGTGTACTCGCGGCGATGATGCCGGCGGAATGTGATCGAATAGCCTGGCAACCAAGCTGTGCTCGCTGGCCCGATCGTGTTCTTGATGAGGTATTCACATTCGCCAAGCCGCTGATTGAGGCGACTAATTTCGGCCTTAATCTCGCGGCGATCTGCGAGCGCCTGGCGAATGTCCTCGCGATCGCTCAGATCCTTATGGCTGCCGTCATCGAGCATTGCCTCCAGTTCCTCGACCGGCTGCGGCGGCGCGATGCGGCCGGCATCGTGCTCCTGCCACCACTGCGCGACGGCATCCAATATGCGCTGCTCGGCGGCGGGATGGCGCTCGACCGCGTACTCAAAAACCGGGTAATCAGAACTGAGCACCATGCACGCCAGAACGCCGCGCGTGCGGCCGGTGCACATGAGGCCGGTAAGCGTCTGCAAGGTATATTGAAGCGGCGGCGCCCCGTGCCACTCATCCCATTTCCGGGGATGCACCGTTTTGCATTCGATCAATCCGTCATCGACGCCGCCCTCCGCGAAAACCGCGTCCGGTGTCGCGCCGATGCGATGCTCGGGCAGCCAGTGATAGGTGCGGCAGCGTTCGATTGTCCACTCGGGATGCGTCTCTTTGAGCGCCTCGATAACCGCGGCCTCAAGGATGCGCCCTCTCCGCATGGGCGCGGTGTCGCCCTTAGTGCTCTGCCCCACTAGCTCGCCGGCGAGCTGCTCGCGCGACAGGAATGGATGGACGTCAAATAACGCGCCGAGACGACTGGCTGTGATGTGCCTCCGGCGACGTTCGAGCCAATCGCCGACGCTTTCGATCAGCACGCTCTCGCGGCGCAGGCCGTCCGCGCTCACGATCGCGCCTCCACGTACATAGCGACCAGCTCGCGCACGTGCTCCTTGTGCAGCGCAATCAGCTCCTCGTGGATCTGCCGCTCCTGCGCCGGGTCACTGCAACGGTGCCCGGCGATCCAGATCGCGCACAGGTCGGCGATGACGGCGCCTTGCAGCTCCGGCCCGTGCCCGGCCAATAGCGGCTGGATGCGCAGCGTCAGCGCGTCGGCCTGACGGCTAAAGCGGCGGGCGGTCATGGCTAGACGGTGCCCTGCGTCGGGCGCATTAGGGCAGCGCCACCAGCGCGAGCCAAAGCAGTACGCTCAGCAGCGCGACCACGACCGCCTCGCCGACGCATAGCCGCGGGCGGGACGCGGGCCGGGGCCGCTCGATCGCGTTGCTGGCGCCAAGGAGGCGGCGCTCTAGGCCGGGATCGTCATGATGACGCATGCCGTCAAGGATCATGGGGACTTCCGGCCGTCTGATATCGTCCCGTTACAACGTACTAAACCGGGATCTTATCGGGATTAAATTCCCTTGTCCACCGCACCCGGAGCAAATCTCGCCTGCAACAGGCTCGACGTGATCGAGATTGTCCGACGGTGGTAGCGGCCGTACTCTGACGAAATGTTCTAAGTTGTCTCAAATTTGTCGGAAAATAGAAAATGACGGACGCGGGAGGTTCCCGAACAATCGTGATGTATCCCGTCGGGGAAGCAAGCTGGCGACTAAACGGCGAATCGGGCGATTGCGTGCTGCGGCTGCGGGACGGTTCGCACCGCGTCGGGTATCGCGATGCTGATGGCACTTGGTACGAGGATGGGGGCGGCCCGGTCGAGCCGGTCGAGTACGGTCAGCTTTAGGTTTCAGGCCCACCGTTCTGGGTCCCGTTCGCATAGTCGATAATCTCGACCAGCATCCGAACGAGCTTTGCCATGTCCACCTGAACCGGTGGGCGGCGCTGCGCCATCGCCACATAAAGGTGCGCCGCTAAGCTGGAAACAAAAGCGACTTTTTCGAGCGCATCGCTTTCCTTACCGAGCGGCGCCCCGCCGCTTTCCAGGCCGATCAGCCAAACCGGATCGACTTCGAGCGCTTCAGCAATTTGCAGAACGTGACGGATGTTGCGCCCGTCAGGCAGATGGGGCCGGTCGTCGCGAAAGTATTTCGGATCAAGGTGCGCCCGACGCGCGACTTCCGAGAACGTCTCCATCCCGCGCTCCCGCGCAGCGCTCATAACGCGCTCGCGGAATCCGATCTCGTCCCAGGTTGCCACGCCCGCGGCGCCTCGCACTATTGACTGATAGAGCATAAGTCAATGGGCCGGCCTTGGCGAGGGAATTTATTCCCGCCATCATGCGGTTCCCTTCGCGGACTAAAGTGCGTTAACATCGGATTTCAGTCCCGTGACCGTACCGCATGACCAGCGAACAGCTTCTCACCCTAGCCAGCCTCTACGCCCAGCAGACTGACCTGTCACTGCGGCAGCTTGGCCGCGTTGCGCTCAACGGCAACCATAAGTTTTTCGCGCGGCTCGAATGCGGCGCTGGGGTCAATACCAAGTCGATCGAGCGCGCCGCCTGCTGGCTCGCTGCGAACTGGCCGGCTGATCTCCCCTGGCCCGCCGGCGTCCCGCGGCCCGAATCGTCGTCGGAAGACGCCGCATGACTATCCCGCTCTCCTCCCGGCGCAGCGGCAACGGGGCTGTTAACGCCGGCCCCGAGCGGCATCAGCGCCGCGCCGTGTCTCCCCGCGCCGGGAGGGGATGAGCATGGATCGGCTACCGATTCATCCGCTGGCCGATCTGTTTCCTATGTTGCCGGACGACGAGCTACAAGCGCTTGTCGATGACATCAAACAGAACGGCCTGCAGCATCCGGCGACGACGCTGGACGGGTTGATTCTCGATGGACGCAATCGGGCGCGTGCTTGCAAGGCGGCAGGCGTGGCATTGCGCACTGTGCCTTATACCGGTACTGATCCGCGCGCCTTCGTCATCTCGTCCAATCTGCACCGCCGGCACCTGAATGAAAGCCAACGGGCAATGGTCGCCGAAAAGCTGGCGACACTGGAACGCGGCGACAATCAGCATGCTTCAATTGAAGCAACCTCACAGGCTGACGCTGCGGAGATGCTTAACGTTAGCCGCAGTGCGGTGCAGCGTGCCGCCGTCGTCCGTGAGCACGGCACACCTGAACTCATCACAGCAGTCGAGAACGGTGATATCGCCGTCTCTGTCGCTGCAGATTTGGCCGAGCTGCCGGCAGAAGAACAGAAGGAAGCGATAAAACAGCCTAAAAAGGCGAAGCACGCCGCGAAGGCGCATAAACGCAAGAAACGTGAGAAAGCACTAGCCGAAAAGACCAAGCAGGCGGAAGCCTCCCTAAGCTCTGGCAAGCTCTACAACGTTATCTACGCCGATCCTCCGTGGCGCTTTGAACCCTACTCGCGCGACACGGGCATGGATCGCGCCGCCGATAACCACTACCCAACCATGGCGCTTGATGCGTTGAAAGCGCTTCGGGTGCCGGCGGCCCCTGACTGCGAGTTGTTCATTTGGGCGACGGCGCCGATGCTGCCGCAAGCGCTGGAAGTTGTAGCGGCATGGGGCTTTACCTACAAGAGCCATTGCGTGTGGGTAAAAAAGGCAAACGGTGAAAGGGGGCTGCATTACGGAACCGGATATTGGTTTCGAAACGCCCATGAACTTTTGATTGTCGCAACCCGCGGGGGTGTCTTGCCGCCGCCACCTGATGAGATCCTTCCGTCCGTTATTGAGCTGCCAGTGGGTAAACACAGTGAAAAGCCAAATTTCTTTCACACTCAAATATCCGGTTGGTATCCGCACCTTGCAAAGCTCGAAATGTTCGCCCGTCCGTTCGATGAAGAATGGTTAAAGACAAATTATGACGGATGGGACCGGTGGGGGAACGAAGCATGATCCCGAATGAACTGCTTGCGCAGATCGATGCGACGCTTACGACTCTGAGACGCGCAAAATTCAAGCCGGACCCGCTAATCGGTTCAGACCTTGTTTCACTATGGAGTTCAGCGCAGAAAAGGCACGGCGCAATTATCGAGGCTGCAATCAGGTCCGCCCTTCGCCTGGGCGGGTATGAAGTGTGGTCTGAGCCTGCTTATCTAGTCGCACCTGCTGTCGATATGGTTGTAGCTGCGCAGAAAGATCCGCAAAAGATCGTGCAAACGCGCATGCCTTACGGCGACCGTGGACGATCAATGCAGATTGACGTAATCGCATATTCCCCGGATCGACGAATGTTGGGTGCTTACGAGATAAAACGAGGCAACGGCAATCATGATGCCAAAGCCATTCAATCTATGCGTCGCGATGTGTTCGGCGTCGCGATGACATTGGAAGGATATGGCGTCGGGCGCGGGCTTGTCGTTGAACAAACACTTTCCCGACTTATTGCTTATTACGGAGTCGTAGAACTTCCGCCGCCATGGGGCTTAAACGGTAACCAATTGGACGACCATTTCGGGTGCCCGGTTCGAATACTCGTCGAGGAAGCTACCGAATATTACAAATCTCAAGTGCAGGAATTGGTTCAACGACGCGGCGGGCACCAGCTTGAGATGATTTACGGACTAACTTTCGCCGCCAAACCCGCCACAACCTTACTTAAGCCGAAGACTAGCGCCGCATGACGCGCCCTGCCCGGCCCGGTCGAGATCCGGCTGTTTCCGCTGCGGGGGGTCGCGGCGGGACCCTGCCCCCGAGGCCGGGCAGACGACCGCGCATCACCGAAAGGGACATCCATTTACAGGTCGCGGATTATTTCCGAAAGGTCGGATTGGGACCAGGCGCGACAGCGCTGCATGTGAGGAACGAACGAACCGGAACCTGGCAAAAAATAGAAGCTCATCGTATGGGAATTTTGCCGGGTTGCCCGGATTGGTTAATAATTTCGCGGTCTCGTGCCGGCTTTATCGAACTCAAGCGGCCCGGCTTCAAGCGGCAAAAGGCACGCACCGGCAAATACAGCGCGCACGAACTGCGCCAGCACGAAGCACAGCGCCTCCTACAACTCGCCGGCTGCTGGGTTGAGGTCTGCGAAAGCCTGGACGAAGTGCTATCCGCGCTGCGAAAACACAAGGTCCCGTTGCGCGAGACAAAGGCCGAGGCACCGGTCATCACCGCGCTAAGGCAGGCGATGACCAAGGCCGAACTCGAAGCCGACGCGGCCGGATCGTACACGCATGCGGTGCAGGAGATTGGCCGCCTGGTACAAGCCGGCGAGACGCTGCCGCCATTGCACGCGCATTTGTTTTCACCGCGACGGCGAGGCCGGTCGTGAGACGCACCAAGATCCTCTATCTGATGGACGATCAGTTGATCCATGACCTCGCCGCACATTTCAGCTGCTGGAGGCCGGCGGCACGCAAACGCCCGAGGTCCAGGAAAATTTGTTGGCCCGCCTGCTCAAGTGCCAATTCGTCCGCGCCGATATTTCTGGCAATGACGACCCGGAGCAACCGTTTTAACAAAGGAGAATGCCATGCGTAATACAATTGGACTTGGTGCCGTTGCCGGCCTCGCCGCGCTTATTTCTACGGCGCCGGCGCGCGCCGAGCTGATCGTGTCCTACAATGTCGGAGGCACGACGGCGACGTGCGTTGACAACAACCCCGCCTGCGATACCAATAGCACAATCGGCGTCTTGCAACTTGCCGATCAGACCATCAACGGCGTCTCCGTCAATGGCCAGATCAGCGCCTCGACCAAGGGCGGCGACAACACGATCACGACATCCAGCTTGAGCGTTATCAACAATAACACCACGCCGGTTGACATCACCTTTACCGTTGGCGACACCGATTTCCTTGGCCCGATCAATCAGTTTTTTGTGTCGGGGAGCGGGACGTTTAACGGCGCGGTTACGGGTTCAACTGTAACCTATCAGTGGCTTAACGACCCGGCAAATGCACAAGGCGCGCAGACTTTTGACGATCTGCCGGGAAATGTCCTCGACACCTTCACCGCGACGCAGACCCTCGCCCGTTCGCAGAGCTTCGCGTTTGACGACAGCGGCGCGACAACAGACGGCGCGCTGTTCAGCATGACCCTCACCGCCTCGGGGACATTACAACCCGGCGCGTCGCTCTTGAGCCGTGGCGAGTCGGAAATCAAGCCGCAACTTGTCGTCCCCGAGCCGGCCTCGCTGGCGCTGTTGGGCACGGCGCTCTTCGGGTTTGGCATCGTCCGGCGGCGGCGCGGCGTTTGAGCGACCCGCAGCCGGGCAGCCGGGCGGTCGTGTCCGACAACGGCGCGACCATCCAGCTCCACGCCCACGCCGCGCCCGACGGCCCGCCGACGATCGTGCTGCTGGCGCCGCTGCGGGCGTTAGCGCTGGCGCAGGAGCTACTGGCCGCCGGGCTGCGGCATCTGCTGGCGGCGCGCAATCATCAGATCGGCGTCAGGCGGGGGCCGCCGTGATCCGCGCTCGAGCCTCGCGCCCGGCAATCCTGCCGGCGCTATGGGAGAGAGATCCCAGAATAGCAAAGCCCCGGCTGGAATCGGGGCTGTGCATATCGGCGCAAAGGCCGAGGGAACTCGGTGTCGCCACCGCCACCATTCCCTCGCACAGCGCGCCGATTTTCGCAAGCCCGATTCTTGCCATGAGCGCCTTGCCTCCAGCGCGCAGATGCGCCACGCTGGCGCACCCGGCGATGGTGCCGGCATTACGGGAGAGAGATCCCAGAAAAAGCAAAACCCGCCGAAGCGGCGGGCATGCTCTATTCGGTGATGCACGGGGACATCGGCCCCCAGGCTCTGTACTGGCGTTCAGAGCTTTCCCCACATCACCGGCTTTTGCAAGCCCCTTTTGGGCCGCACAGGATTCGTGCGCCCAAATGCCGCCGCTCCGTGCGCGTTGCGCCGCAACGGAGAGGAGATCTTAGCATGACCAAAATCCACCACATTCCGTTCCGCTTTGACGAATGGCTGGCCGGCACGGTGGCGCTCGATGCGGTAGATGTCGGGGTCTACATCCAGGCCATAGCGCTGATCTACAGCCACGGCGGCGAGGTCGAGAGGGAGGAGCTGAAGCGGGTCGTTCGCTGCCACGGGACGGCATTTAAGGCGTCGCTCGGGCGGCTTCTCGCGCTCGGTAAATTGGTCGAGAACGGTACGAAATTGACCTCTAAACGGTGCCTAAACGAGTTGGAAACGGCTCGAAAACGAGTCGAAAACCTCTGTTACAATGGCGCTAAAGGGGGTCGTCCTCCTAAGAAAATCAATGAGATAGCAAAACCAGATGGTTTCTACGCGCGCGCGAAAGGGAACCAGAACCAAATAAAAGAAGATTCTAAGAATCTTCTAGGGGAGGATCTTGGTCGCTGCGCTCCCTCGGAGGTGCCGGCCCCGACCGTTCCCGAGCCGGCGGAGACGCCGCCGCCCCGCCCCGAGGACCCGGACCCGCCCATCACCGCCGAGGACCGCGCCTACATGGCGCAGCGGCTGGACGAGCTTATCGCGCAGATGACGGGGGAGGCGCCCCGCGCCCCGGCGATCCGCGATCCGGTGGCCTACGAACGCGCCCGGACGAAGAGCAAGCGCGACAACTGGCTGGACCTCAACCACGCCTTCGCCTCGGAGCACTTCGACGGCCAAGCGCGCTGGGATGCTTGGGAGGCGATCGACATCGCACGCCGAGCCGGGTCGCGGGAGGCGACGCCTGCGCACGTCAGCAAGCTCCTCGAAAGCCTCAACGATGCCCGCTTGGCCGCCGCCGGAGCCGAAAGGGTCGCCGCATGAACCAGGTTCCTGCTTTGAGCGCCGATGTCATGCACGATGTTGCCGGCATTCGGATCGGTCAGCGCGCCTCGGACGGCTATTTTGACGCGACCGCTATGTGCCGGGCTCACGGCAAGCAATTCAACGACTATCGAAGAATCCAGCAAACCGCCGAGTTTCTGGATGCGCTGAGTTCAAAAACGGGAATTCCCGTTTTTGACTTGGTTCAGTCAATTCAGGGGCCACACGGCGGGACTTGGGTGCATCACCGCGTCGCTATCAACTTGGCGCAATGGTGCTCCCCTCAATTCGCTGTGGACGTCACGGAATGGGTGGAGAACTGGCTGACGTCAGGAAAGGCGAGACCTTCCGCTGACTGCCATTTGATAAGCCAGTTTATTCGTGAGCTTGGGCCATACCACCAAGCCGGCATCCGCGAGGGGCTGCGGCTCGGCATGGGGGTCGTGCTTCCGAAAGTCGAACAGATCGACCACAAGTCGGACACAGCACTAAATCTGGCAACCCAGGCGTTTGAAGTGTCCCGCAGTTATGGCGGCAGGATAGAAGCACTGGAAAGAGAGAAGGAGAAAAAGAACAAGAGAAAGAATCTTAAACCGTACGACAAATATTTAATGCGGCTGACAGTTGCCCGCCGGTTCAATGGCTACTGTCCGGTTAGAGGGCCATGCTGTCTCGGGCAGATCGTCGATGCCGACGGCGAGATGTTGTACGACGATGATGAACAACCGCTCGCAGAATACGATCATCATTATCACGTAGGAAATCCTGACATTCGGCAATCCCTTATCGCGTGCCGTAATTGTCATGCGGATAGAACGGCGCAACGTAGGGATGATCCGCGGCATGTAATCCAATCCGAATTCGAGGCCTTTCAAAAGCAGCTCGAAATCGTGATGCGGGAAGAACAAACCCCGCTGTTCGCCGGCACAAACATCACAGTGTTTCGCCGATGACCACACCCTCCGATCCCCTCTGGCCCGATTGGCTGCGCGACATCTACGGCCCGGCGCCCGCCGGCCCGCGCCGCCGCGCCAAGGCGCTGCGCGAGGACGCCGAACGCAAGCGGCAAATCGAGGCCCGCCTGCGAGAAAGGCTACCGCCGGCACCGCGCCCGCCTGCCCCGGCCAGGAAACCCGACACCACGCCCGATGCGCTGCGCGAAGGCCGCATCGCGCTCGGGCTGGAGCCGCCCGAGCCGCCCGCCGAGGCCGCCGAGTGAAATCCCGCCCGCCGGCCCCGCCCGATCCCTGCTTTCCGGTGGAGTCCGAGCTTGTGCCATCCTCGCGCTACTGCGTGCCGGGCCAATGCGTGTGGTACGGCGACGAACCGATGTGCCCGCATCCTCGTGGCTGCGACCGCTGGGGCGGCTGCGTGCATCCCGGAGCATTCGGAGAAGAGGCGACCGTCCAATGACCCAACGCCCGCCGGCACGTCCCTCGCGCAAGGCCGCCGCCGCCGGCATGGCGCTGCTGGCGCCGACGCCGGAGCGATTGCAGCATGGCCGGGTGGTCCGAGCTCAAAAGACCGTGGCCGACGCGCAAGGCAACATCGGCCTGCCGTACATCGCCGAGGGCACGTTGGCGCGCCTGCTGCGGCGCGGCGCCATCACAGCCGCCCAGTGGCACGCCGGTCTGAGGTTCGAGGAGCTGTTCGCTCGCGCCGGACTCGATCCTCTGCGCGCCATCGACCTCAGCGGGCGCATCCCCGGCGGCGACCTGCCGCACGGTGCCGACCGCGCTTATCGGCTGGTCCACGAGGCGCTTGACGCCTTGGGCGGCATCCACAGTCCGTGCGGCTGCGCCTGCTGGTTCATCCTCGGCTGCGGCATGAGCGTCCAGCAATGGGCCACTCGCGAAGGTTGGAACGGCCGACCCATCCGACACGAGACGGCAACAATCGTGCTTGTCGGGGCGCTCGGCGTGCTCGAATCACATTTTCGCATCGCCGAGCGCGATTGTGCTTGACAGCCCGTGGGAAAATGTCAGCGTTATTGTCCTATGGTGTCAGAGTTGACACAGAAACCCGCCGCAGCTTGGCCGCCCGGCGGGTTTTGCGTTTTAAGCGTCGCTGAGTGGCCTGAATGCCGGACCCTATGTTGGGGACCAGAAAATGCCTTCAGGCCATCCAGCGGCCACGAGAACGGATTTAAACGGCATCCTAGCGGTCTGGCATCCCGCGCATGACGTTGATGGTCTTGCCGTTGCGCTGGACGTGTTCAATCGATGGCTCGGGAATGCGGCTCTCGCGCTCGTTGGTCGTGCATTGCATGCTACCGCCGCGGCCATGCACGCATTCCATTTCGCTGTAGTGACCCGGGCTTTCGCTGATTGTCGTGCAGCGTGTCGCGCCGTTGCGACCTGGCGAACAGGTGCGCTCATAGGTGGATGTCTGCGCCTGGGCGACGGTGCCCAGCGCGGCGAGGGTGGCAAGAGCCATGAGTGCTGTTTTCATGCAAAGGATATGGACCGATGCCGCAGCCTTGGATTGATAAACCCGGCCAGGTTGTTGATAGGCGATGACTGCGCCAAGCCGACGGACCAAGCGAGGTAATCCGTTCTACTACTCGGCGGCATGGAAGCGTATGCGGGGGTTTGTCCTGGCAAGAGACGGGCACCGCTGCGTGCAGTGCGGATGTGGCGTGGTCAGCAGCACGGCACGAGTGGACCACATCATCCCCATGCGCCATGCCCCACACCTGGCCCTTGTACCCAGCAACCTGCGTACCCTGTGCACCCGCTGCGATGGGGAGAGCCATCGTGAACGAGGCACGGGCAGCAATGTGAGGGTGGAACGGTTTGTGTATGGGTATGATGGCAATGGTATACCCTTGGACCCGAAGCATGTATGGCATGTGCGATAGTACAAAGCACAAGAATAACACAAAATGCACTAATACAAGTACAAGATACAAGTACAAACTCGGCTCAAGTCGTGATAAATATGGCGATGAACCAGTGGTTGCATAATGTAACAGGGTATAGGCTTGAAGCCAGGGGGGAGGGCGATTTTTGGCAGGGGGTATCGCAACAGCCGCGTTTGG